GAAGTAATATTGGCTACAGACGATGACCGTGAAGGTGAGGCTATTGCGTGGCATATATGCTTGTCCTTTCAGTTGCCTATACAATTTACCAAACGTATTATATTCCATGAAATTACCAAACCAGCAATAAAAAAAGCACTTGCCAACCCAACCACTTTAAACTTAAATAAAATAAATTCGCAACAGTCACGTCAAATATTGGATTTATTGGTGGGGTTTAAAGTATCTCCTATTCTTTGGAAAAATATATCTGGAAAAAGTGGATTATCTGCTGGAAGGTGTCAATCTACTGCTTTACGACTTGTGTATGATAATTACAAGCAAACCAATCAACAAACCGGGAAAAAGGTGTACAACACACGCGGTGACTTTACAGTATCATCTTCTCCTTTCTCTCCCTCCTCCTCCACAATATCTCTTTCCTCCTCCACAACATCTACTACTATAGAATTTCAATTAACAACACAAATTAAAGACAAAGAAACGGTAGAAGAGTTTTTGGAAGAAAGCGTATTTCATACTTATAAAATCATCAATAAAGAAACAAAAAAGGTGTTGAAATCTCCACCCGTTCCATTAACCACTAGTAAATTACAGCAAAAGGCAAGTAGTGATTTGGGGTATGGTCCCAAACAAACGATGATGTATGCACAGAGATTGTATGAAAATGGATACATTACTTACATGCGAACGGACTCTATGAAATACAGTGCTGAGTTTGTGAAAAAAACCAAAAATTATATTGACGATAACTATGGAAACGCATATGTTTCTAAAAAGTTGTTTACATTGGTAAATAATAGTGATACAGATGGTAAAAAGGATAATAACAATGATAAAAAAAAGGATAATAAAAAAAACAAACTGGCTCAAGAAGCCCACGAAGCAATACGTCCTACTGATATTACAAGAACATCACTACAAATAAACAAAAAAATAACAAACAATGAGTTGAGATTGTATTTGTTGATATACAAAAACACTTTGGCGTCTTGTATGGCGAAAGCACAGTATTTAAAGTTAATCTTAACTTTGTCTGCTCCTTTAAACCACTTATACAAAACCGATGTTGAAAAAGCAGTGTTTGATGGGTGGAAAAAGGTGTATGGAGTGGAAAACAACGATGAAATGTTTGAACGGTTAAATTTAATAAAAAAAGAAACAAAAATGACGTATAATAAAATAAACAGTGATATGACAATTACAAATTTAAAACAACACCATACAGAATCAAAATTAATTCAATTGTTGGAGAAAAAGGGAATTGGACGTCCTAGCACTTACTCTTCTATTATAAGTAAAATACAAGACAAGGGGTATGTTAGTAAGAAAAATGTCCCTGGTAAAAAGCTAACTTGTACGAATTATGAATTGGTAGGCGATGAAATAGAAACCAAAACGGAACAAAAAGAGTTTGGGCAAGAAAAAAACAAGTTGGTGTTGGAACCTACTGGTTTGTTGGTGATAGAGTTTTTAATAAAGCATTTTGGTGAGTTGTTTGAGTATGATTATACTAGAAATATGGAGGAAATGTTAGACGAAATCGCGAATGGTGATAAAAAATGGAGTGAGTTGTGTAAAGAATGTAATACAACCATAGACAAATACATAAAACAAATTAAAAAAACAGATAAACCAGTGATTAAAATAGACGAACATCATACATATACCATAGGAAGATATGGTCCTGTTATAAAGTGTGAAGATGAAAACGGCGTTAGTTTTAAACAAATAAACAAAACCCTTCAAATTGATTTGGAAAAACTTAGAAACGGAGGATATACGTTAAACGAACTAATGTATAGTGATAATTCCAACGCATCCGTCAATCAAAATAAAGTTTTAGGAGAGTATAATGAAGAAGAAGTGGTTCTTAAAAATGGTAAATTCGGCGTGTATGTTACCATGGGAGGTAAAAACACATCTTTAAAGTATATTAATAAAGATATGGAAGATATCACATTGGAAGATGTAATAGAATACATAAATAAAAAAGCAAAGTCATCTTCTAATATAATTAAAGAGTTGAGCAATGATGTTAGTATTAGAAAGGGAAAATATGGACCTTATGTATTTTACAAAACTTCTGGAATGAGTCGTCCAAAGTTTATATCAATGAAGGGTATTGCACCAGAAGAGGTAACTTTATCATGGGTAGAAGCCAATTTAAACAATTAAACATATAATTTACCAAACGATTAAATATACAAATAATTTAACAAACCATTCAAAAAAAAAAATAAATATATCAATAATGATGTATTTATTTTTTACTTATTTTTACTGTATTATCTAAACTTACATTCAACACATTTACATTTGAGAAAAGGATTCAAACAACCAAGGTAGATTTTCCGCAGCAGATTTGCTTACAATGGTAAGGGCGCCCAATACATAAAATACTGCAAGAGATTGCGATTCTCTGTTTACGCCAGAAGTAATAAATTTTGATACTATTTTAAGAACCGTTTTTCTAACAGTTTCTATGGTTCCATTAAATATGTTTCTATTTATACGAAATGGATATCCTAATTCACCTGGAAATATCTTGTATCTTGTTTCACTTGTTAATTGAGCTCTGTAATCCCAAACATCAATCAATTCTTTCATAAACTTGCTTAGTCCATACATGTTTAACTTCATAATCCATTTGCTGTCGGTGATAAATCCAAATCCATCAATCAATTGAAACAATTCTATTGCTTTAAACTGATTTTGCTTTTTCAATGATTCACTGTAGTCATCGTTGTCAATTTTTAAGTTGATATCAACACCTGATAATTTGGTGTATTTCACTATTTTGTATAAATCTTTGTATAAAGTGGTGGGAAACGGTTGTCTGTTAAATGGATTAATAAACCCTTCATTTGTATGTTTTCTACGAGACGACTTTCTGTAACCATATTGTTCTTTAATCAAGTTATAGAGCGAACATATATCAAAACAATAAACATGATCCTTTTCACCCGATTTCAAACAAATAACTTGTGAAATCTTTAAGTTTGTGACTGGTTCCAGTGTTAAAAAATCAATATCATTGGTTGCTTCCTTAAGTAAGTGTATGTTTTTCAACTTCATCATTTTCTTTACAATACTTCCACGAAACACGGATTGTATTTTAATTGCATGGTAAGAAAGTCTCATATTGTTATACAAACGCTTTACTAATTCCGTTTTATTTCCACTTACCTTATACTTGTAGTGTTTGCACATTTTCTTTAATTGAGATACATTGTAGTTGTTATGTAGAATATCATCAAATTCATTAATATTCAATATTCTGAAGTCATTTGTGTTTACTTTTCTCTTTTTCTTACTTAAAACGACATCTTTGTATAGGTTGGTTTGTATGTATGTTTTTGGAGAATATAATTTCGGTCGAGAGTATTTTGTTTTTTTTGTTTTTTTTATATTATAAATATCGTCAAAATCAAGAGTATCTAATTCCTCATATTCAAGAGCAGTATTAATCATTAAATTAAATATTTTATATATATTTATACTATTTTTATAAATCTTTAATTAAGACCTCATCTCAGATTGATTTGGGGGAGAGAAACGTATAGATGGTTAAGTATTTGAAAAATATATTTAAACGTAACAAAAATATACATTTAACCATTATGACAATAGATATAAACAACTGTAATAAAATGTGGGGAGTAACTCAAGATGCAAATGGCGCTATGTTGTATAGAGTAGAGATGTATATGTGTATAGACGACCCATACAACATATACAAAAACACATATTTGAAAACATCTCTCCCTTCTTCTATAAATAATTTATCAATGACAACTGTTAATTTCAATTCTTCTACAAATAACACCATATCTACTCCAACCTTGACTGAAAATCAATCTGATACTCTTGAAAATACAACAATAAATGGAAATAGTTCGCAAAACACAACAAACATCTCTCCCTTTTCTGAAAACAAAACAAATATAAATATCGAAAATAATACAAATCTTGCAAATAATACAAATCTTGCAAATAATACAAATCTTGCAAATAATACAAATCTTGTAAATAATGTAACCTCTGTAAATCTAAGGTCTACTTCTTCAAAAACCTCTCCTTTAAATACTTCATCTACTAATATAAAAGAAAACAGTTTACACACTGTATTGATTATATGTGGTATTATATTTATCCATATGGTCTTGGTTGGTGTAGTGTATTATATAAAACGTAAACGAAAAAAACAAAAAGATAAAGAAAGTAAACGCAACAAACAAAAAAAATCATCGAAACATTTTATTCGCAAACCACAATTAAAACCATTTGCTAATGAAGTTCATCCAGACCCAAACCAACATAGAAATATACAGAGCCATTCACATCATCAGCAACAGCAACATAACCCTCATATAACAAATGTGACCAATCAGACATTCTACAATACTAGAAAAAAACACCCACCGTCAGTAAATACCAACCAACATTTCCATAAAAAACAATTAAACTTGAACCATCAAGCATTGACTCCAAATACCAAACAAATACTTGACGAATCTACTCGTTCTGTGAAAAAATGGTATAAAAAAACATTTCCTGCAGAACTAAGACAATCAAGCAGCGATGCTCCTTTACCACCTTCCAATATAAACACAATGAAACCCAATCTACCCAATGACAATGGAAATGGTACAGTCAGGTTAATGGTTCATCAAAAAGAAAGAGAAATCCAACAAAACAATCCACAACATCCATCTTTTTTTGCTCAATAATCGCTTCCAAATGTGTAAAAATAATAAAATATACAACATTTTATATTTCATTATTTAGTGAAAAATCAGTCAAATATTGATTTATACTAATTCGTAGTCTAATATATTGATACTTCCTATATATTTACAACCCCATTCAATAACTAAATTCACAAAATTTCAATTAATATATAAAATTGATTTAAAAAAAAGACAAGAGATATAAACTATAATAATCATGAGTTCAGTAAGCTATTTAATCACCAAAGCCAAATCTTTTAACGCCGAAGCAGTTACCTATAAACCTGCTCTTAATAATAAGAGAGGTGGTAAGAGCGTTCAATTAAACCTATCTGGTCAACCTATTGTATTACAAGTCCCTTTAATGCTAACATGGGGTGTGAATGAGCGAGTAGATGAGCAAAGTGGACGAGTAACATACGATATGGCGTTGGATTTCAGAAATGAAACATCATCGGTTCTTAAATTCAAGGATGCTATGACCGCATTTGAAAACAAAATTAAGGATGACTGTATTAAATACAGTAAGGAATGGTTTGGAAAAAGTAAGATGAGTCGTGAATTGGTTGATAATCTTATGTATCCAATTCTTAAGTACCCTAAGTTGAAGGATAGTGATGGTAATTACACCGATGAAGCAGATTACAGTCGTGCTCCATCATTGAAGGTAAAGCTACCTTATTGGGAAGGACGCTTCAACATCGAATTGTATAATTATGAAGACAAACAACCATTGTATTTGCCACCACGAAAAGATGAACAAGCAACTAGTAGTCCAGTTGAATGTATTCCAAAGGCATCTCATGTTAATGGATTGATTGCTTGTCAAGGTCTATGGTTTGCTGGTGGTAGATGTGGTGTAACATGGAAATTGGTTCAAGCATGTGTAAGACCACCTGCTAGATTGTTGGGAACAGCAACTTGTCATATTGAAGACGATAGTGATGATGAAGAGATGGACAAAAACCTAGCAGAAAAGGAAACACAAGATGATACAACAAATCACGCGGACGAAGAAGATGACGATATGCCTGGTCCATCATTTAAAGATAGTGAAGACGAAGATGTAGAAGAGGAAGAAGAAGTAGTTGAAGAAGTAAAACCAAAGAAGAAAAAGAAGGTAGTTCGTAGAAAGAAAGCATAAACTAAACAAATACAATAACAACTAAACAAATACAATAACAACTAAACAAAATACAACAATTTAATAGAAATTTAATACAAATTTAATTAAATACATAAAAAATAATATAATTTTTTATGTATTTTTCTATCACAAGACATAGAGGGAAAGTTCCACTATGATATTACCCCTTTTTTTATTGTCATACAAGTTGTGTTTGTTGGAAATTAACTTGCCTTGTTCTTTAAATACGATAAATTGCAGGTCTTTTGTTATTTTTACTTGTTCGGCATAAATGGTAATATCCTTATCGCCTATTTTTAGGGTTTCACTGCCTTTTTCAAACAAACCGACAATAGACGCAGTATGTTTTACCACAATGTCTTGATTTAAATTAATAGATATATTGTCTGATATATCTGGTATATTTTTAATAATCATATCGTCTATTATAATTTCATCATGCCATAAAGGAATGTAGTGAGTGTCTTCTTCTAATTCCAACTTATACACATTATCGTTTAAAATATCGTTCAATGAAGGGTTTAACAAGATAATATTATTGTTTCTAACTTTTTCACGTATAACTTCTTTATATTTAAGTAACTGTTCTTCAGATAAAAAAAATGTATCTTTATGTTGGGAGAGAAACGTGTATATTAAACGACACTTTTCAAGTTCAAGTTGTGAAAATACCTTTACTGAATAAATATCACATTTCTTTAAAATAGAATGAAGTGTTGTTTTTATAAACAAGTTATCAAACATTTCAAATCCTTTTTTATTTTTAATCATTGACTCTACAAAATTAACAAATATATTTTCAAATGTATCGTTTTCTTTATTAACCATATCGTCATTTAAATACGTATTATTATCATCGGTTTGTTTTAAAAAATCATATGCTTCCTTTATTTCTTTAAAGCGTTTAGGGTCACCACCTTTGTCTGGATGATACTTTAGTGCTAATTTATAGTAAGCCTTTTTTATTAAATTTACTTTTTCCTCTTTCGTTTCACATACATATAATGTTTTACTACTGATATTTAATGTCCTACACGCTATTACATAATCTATTTGTGTTTCCATTATTTTGTTTTATTGCTATACATAATTTATAAAAGATTGCTTCTAAATGGAAAATAGGTCTATAATTATTATTATATTGTGAAAAAAAGTTATTTATGTCATACAACAACTGTTCCATATTATCTGATTTCAACCGTTTCTTAGATATAAAATAATTTAATGTGTAAAACAAAAAATCAGATATGTCAATATCAAAGATAAGCAAGTTATATAGTAAATCTCTTATGTCGTAATACTTTATTTCGTCTAAGTGTTCTATTGCATGTATGATTTTTTCAATATGAAACAAACTAATTTCGTTTAATTTGCTTGTATTAAACAGTAGATTGTTGATATTGGTGATATTGTAAGGCTGCGACAATGTGCTATCCAATGCGTCTTTGTTTATTTTGTATTTTTTATTACGGGACGTGTGTGATTTAATACAATGTAAATATGCTGTTTTAGTAGGTCGTTTAAGATTTATAGTTTGACAGCGATAAAGTATATTGTCTGGAATAAAACTGATGTGATTTGTAAGTAAAATGTATTGAATTTTAACCTTTTTATGAAGCAATGACTGCATGTAAGTAAAAAATATATCCAATAGTTCGGAATGAATTTTGTGAAAATTTTTACACAACACAATACCAAACTTAGATTGTCTCATACTAATTATTTCAACAATATGGTAAAACAAATTATTAAACAACACCTTTGAATTACATCCCAATAATTCCATATCTATCTCAAAGTGAACATCGCTTACTTTAAACACGTATTCTTTTTTGTTTTGAAACATATATGTCATTTTTTTGTCGTATTTACATTTGGTAGGACTAAACTCTTTAATGTATTTCAATGCTTGCGTGTATTTACCAATTCCACTAGGACCATATATAATCATATGTTCATTGATAATCTTATCCTTTGTAATGTGTTCATGTAAATCATATTTTTCAACTTGTTTAATATAATCATCAAATTTATTATTCATTGCAAGTGTTGTATTACTTTAATATTAATGCTTACTTTTAAACCGAAATACATAAACATAAACATAAACATAAACATAAACATACTAATTTTATTTATACCAATGAACCATTCAATAGTATTTGACAATATAACTCAACAACTTGAAGCAATAAAAGAAACCCAACCAAATGTATACCATTTATGGAAATTATACATACATAAAAAACAAACTGCTTACACTAATTCATTACTGGAATGTTTAACGATGTTAAAAACAGTTAAAGACATAGACAAAACACTTACAATTACAGACCTACAAACACTATTATTGTTAAAAAAAGACCAGTTTTCATAAAATATCACACACACGCACACTACACACGGGTATAGAATGATAAAGTATCTATACCAATAATCATTTAAACACAACCCATTGTATTATGTTAATATGTATTTAACCATACCGACTAATGATTTTGAAATAAATAATGTTATTATAAGTGATAAATCCAAAAACAATATTATTGAAAATAGTTATTTTTATAGAATGTATTATTCCAATAATTTGTTTTCAACCAATGGTATTTATATGAAGTTTAACTTGTATGATTTGGAAATAGAAGAATATTATAGCAAAATAAAGTGTAATTTTTCAAGATACAATGAAAAAAACAAACTTGCTATTCGTCAATTAACAGGCATAGAACATCAAATATTAAAAAACTATATTCAATTAACACAGCACCCCGTATATACTATACGCGAACAATTGATGAATTACTACATTAAATTATACCACAAAGACACTACACGATTGATGGGGAGAGTTTCAAAACTAACCATAATACTTAAAATATCGGGACTATGGCTTACAAACAAAGAACATGGTCTCACATTCCGCTTTATAATAGTAGACAAAAAGCAATAAACAAATCATACATCAACAAATCATACATCAACAAATCATAAACTACAATATAATTTATGATTTGAATATTTTACTTGTAACTGTATTTATCTACCTTTTTCTTTTCAATGTCTGTTCTAATATCGTAAATTAAAAAGGCGGTAATAATCCCAATTAATATGGTTATCTCACCAAACAACGGTTTATTCATAATAGTTCTTGCTATTGTCATCAATAATTGTGCAGCAAAGGATACAATTACGGTTGTATTTTTCGTTTTAAAGTTTTTGGGTATTTCATTGGTTACAAATATACCAGGTGATTTCATTACAATCATTAAATAAAATATAAGCTGTCCAATAATGATAAATATATCAAAACTATTGTATATAGATAACAATACCCTTTTAATAACATTTACAACTCCTGCTTTTTCTGAAAAAGCCTCTGCTAATTCTTTAGCAAATCTAACCATATTACCCATAAATACCAACCCACTAATCCCCAAAAACGCGACAACAAAACCAAACAAAACGTTATTTACTTTAAATCCAAAAACAATAGACACTATCGTATTTATAATAGTTAACGCAACTAATGCTAATCCAAATTTACTCATGATATATAACAATTAGATATTTTATTGAAAGTAAACAGATATTTTATTGAAAGTAAACAGATATTTTATTGAAAGTAAACAGATATAAATTTAAAAATAATATATATTAAATTTATAATAATGCACCCTATAATAAAACCAGGACAAAACTATGTAATGCGTAAAGAACTTATTTCGATACATGGTATAGATAAGGATGTATCTAAATGGCAAAAAAACAATGAATTTGAAATATCTCTCCCTTCTCCACTTCAAAATGTAAGTTATATCAAGTTAAAAGACATTACTCTTCCCAATTTTCTACATAACATAAGTGAACGAAAACTAAATTCTAAGATAAGAATTCAATATGCCAATCCAACCTTTGGAACTGCTATGGATATAAATCATCACGCGGGTGACGTAACGGAAACCATACAAATACCAGATGGTTATTATACTCCTGTAAAACTGGCAAACATGATTCAAAATATACTTAATCGTTCAATGTATAACCAATTTAATTTTGAACCTTTTAAGGTTAAATATAACGAAATAACAAATAAAATATTATTTGGTGTAACAGAAGGAGTATTTAAATTATTGTTTACATACGAGCATACATTCAATAGCGACCTAAATTGCATCTACAAACCAAAATTTACGAATTATATGGATTGGGGTTTAGGTTGTATTTTGGGATATGAAAAGCAAGATTATACTGGTACAGTTTTTGATGTAGCAACAGCAGATAGTTATACGCAATTAAAAACCGGATTAACATTAGACCATGAAACTGTCGCTTGGTTGATTCCTTCTAAGCAACATAATTCGGCAAAAACAACGGTTTCATATTTAGAATCACCCCATGCAGTGAATACGCAGAAATACGATACAATGTATGTTGAATTGGATAAACATAACTATATTAGTGAAATACAACCATATTCCAATAGCACCAATTCCAGTTTCAACAATGATTTGGTATTTAAAAACAACAGCGCTTTTGCTAAACTTTCTTTGGTAAAAAACAATGTTCTTCAAGCATCGATTGTGGCAGACCAATTGTTTCATATGATATCGTTTAATTCAAGTGAAATAACGAGTAATTCACACAACTATAATCCACCAATAAAAACCCTAAGTAAACTTAAGTTTAAATTTAGACATCATGATGGAACAATGGCCGAATTCGATAAAGCATCACCCTCATTTACTTTAGAAATAGGTTGTTTGTTAGATGAACCACAACGCATTGGAACGATTCGCAACCAATATTAAACAAATATCAAATAAACAAATATCAAATAAACAAATATCAAATAAACAAATATCAAATAAAATAAACAAAGATATAATTTAGAAAAATAAGCACGAAAATTTGTCTGTGTGAAAATTTTAACTGGATGCTTCGTTTAAAAATGAAAACATTTCTTAAAAATAATATATTTTAAGAAATGAACTTAAAAAGATGTGTTAATAATAGATTATAAGATGCCAAAGAAAGTATCAAAGAAAACCAAAGCCTCTACTCCTGCACCTGCTTCTGTAAAAGCAGCCAAAGCAGCAAAATCAACCACTGCTGTTAAATCTGTTACTGCCGCACCAGCAGCCGTTACTACTACTGCTCCAGAAACGGTAGAAGTTCCATCACTATCCGACCAGTTTGCTGAATTGGTAAGTCAGTTGTCTGCTTTGCGAACGCAACTATCTACTGTAACCACACAAGCACGTGTTCTAGCAAAACGTGCTGACCGTGAATTGAAGCAAGCACAAAAAGCCAGTAAAAAGAAGCGCAAAGCTGGTAGCAAAGAACCAAGTGGTTTTACCAAACCAGCACAAATTAGTTCTGAATTGGCTGCCTTTCTAGGAAAAGCAGAAGGAACTGAAATGGCCCGCACTGAAGTAACTAAGGAACTACAAAAATACATCCTTAGTCATAAACTTCAAGACCCTGCCAATCGTCGCAACATCAACCCTGATGCTAAGTTGCGCAAACTTTTGGGAATGAAGAAGTCAGACAGTCTTACTTACTTTAACCTACAAAAGTGGATGAAGCCCCACTTCAAGACTAGCACCAGCACTCAGTCTGCTTAATTTAATTAAAAATAATATTTATAGTAATTCAATGTAAATATTATTTAACATGCTTGAACCAATTGTGATGGTGGATATACAAAGTTATCTTGTTCTAATAATTTATATACTTTGTCTGTGTCTACATAATTGCAAACCAATTGGTTTTGGTCAAATGGTTTATGGTCTATATCATACATTTGGTATATGGATTGTAGGTGATTTATTTCTTTTTTATTCATAAATTCCGTAGCCATAATATAATCAATAAAAGATGTTTGTTTATGAAAACTTTGTTGTTGTTTGTATTTGTATTCTTTGTATAGTTTGTAATACTCAAACACATTTTTCGTTTGAATATTGTAATCGTTTTGAGACAATACACACATCCATTTAAAATCTGCAAAATTCATATTTAAGTATTGTAATACTAAATGTAAGTCATAGCAAAGACATGTTCTGTTTACAATGTCTAAGTTTCTATAAACATATTTGGAATTATATACAAACATATCCATATCGTCGGATAGACACCCATCTTTACATATCGTATTTACCAACTTTCCACACAAATGGTCTGCTTCATTTATTGCTTCACAGTATTTCATACCATAATTTTTCAATAAATTTTTCACGATTTCAATATCTTCTTTTTTAACTCTAGTAAACGATTTTTTTAATTCAAGCAATTGATTTTTGTTTGTTTTAATATATTCTTCTGAATAGTTATCAATTATATCATAGTATTTTTGTTTGGCTATGTATTTTTGCTCACTTCGCTGAGACAATGTTTCCATCTTAATTTGAGGAGGTCGCCCGTCAAATACAAATATAGCATCTATTTGATAATGATTTAAAATACTACACAATTTAAATATGTTTGTTAAAAGCATATTTTGTGATTTATACTTGTATAAGTATATACTAATATCAATAACAATAGATTTATCTTTTAAATCTTTTAAGTGAAGGATTCTTACTGCCTTGGACGCATATTGTTTCATTAATTTGTTTAATAATTTAATTCCCATTGTATGTTTGGATTATACTTTTACTGATTGTTGTAACTGTTAATAATTATAATAATATTATTTCAATTTTATTATGATTATGATATTATATACTATATATCCTACCTTACACACGCTTCTTGCTTTTATTGATTTTCTTGTTTTTCTTTGTTTTGCTACGAGGTTTTGTTGGTTTCTTACTCTGTCTTTTCTTTAATGTTTTTTCCCTTCTTCGTGTAGTGGATTTAAAAGAAGGTTTAATTGATTTATCCATATGCCACTTTAACAATTCATCTGGATCTCCTGTCCATCTACCTTCGTATTTACCAGTCATTCGCTCTTCTTTTATGTTTGGATGCTTGTTAAATGGTCCAGTAGCGGATAATACTGCAACAGCAGTTAATAAAGATGCCATAGCATTACCCACGTTTCCTTTTCGCAATTGTTTTTTAGACTTTGACAACAGTTTAACACCATGTCCCATTGCTACTACGGGGGTTTTATTTGCGGATTCCTTAATAATATTTCTACTTAATTGTTCGTCTAGTTCCAACTTTTTAAGGTAACTAGTGTTTTTTCTAGTTAAACGCGGTTTTCTAATCTTACCTTTACTTTTTGATTTTCTAGTATTATTTAGTTTTTTACGATATACCGATGACATATGTAAAATAATATAATATATATTACGATAATATTATTTTAAATTAACTCAGCACAACACAACACAACACAACACAACACAACACAACACAACACAACACAACACAACTTATATTGTATTAACCGTCATTTGCATGGTAGTCAATAGTTTTTGTATATCTTTGTTTGATGTATCAAGGCCCCTATAAAATTCAAGATAGTTTTTAAGTGTTTTAACAATATCAGTGTCGTTATGATATGTTTTTATTAGTTTTAAAAAGTTTTTAAGGGTTTGGGGAGTTTTGTCAAAGTTTAACAGCGAAGTATTGTTTTCTTTAAAAAACTGAAATGTATCATTATTATGAAACAACAACAATCCTTTAATAATGTAATAACAAAAAACGTTTGTATCTTCTTTGTATAAGTTTTCTTTTATATACTTGTCTACGTTTTTGTTTATCAACATTTGATATGTCATCCCCATATGATTTAATACCTTTGTAATTTGTAACATTGAAAACATTTGTTCTGTTGTCAAGCATAAATGATAAAAACTTAAACATTCTTTTTTATTGCTTTTTTTCTCCAACATCATAAACCCATACAACAAACAGTTTAAATTTGTAGCCCACCATTCGTTGTAACTTTCACTAAGTAGAAAGTCACTTTTAATACAAAACAACCCATTTAAATACTTTTTAACGTCGGTTTCACTTGTCAAGTCTATGAAATCTAAACACAAACTATGAAACAGTTCATGGATTAAGCATTTCAACCATTCTTCTTTTCTAAAAACAAGTATTTCACCGTCATCACTACAACTGTATGTAACTGCTGAATTAACATGGTCTTTGTTTAATACACATATGTTGGTAGTAGGCAGTTTTTTTTCTTTATCCGTTAAATACAAAAATATATTCAAGGTTTTTTGTTTTTTTACATTAGCATATCCCAACAACATATCAATCATAGAAAATACATGATGCATTGTATATTTATAAATGTCTTTGTTTGGAGTTAAATCATTTACATGAATAGCTATTTTAACGTTTCTTAAAATACACGTATATACAATTACCTTTTCTGTGTGATTATGAACGATTTGTTTTAAATCTTTAATGCAAAAATGACTGTCTAATAAATCTGTATTGGGTATATCCGATGGTGTTTTGGGAACAATTGTTTTAATATGTATTTTGTTTGTCGTCATCATTAATTTAACTTTCTTATAAGACTTATACAAATCATTAAAAAGATTACCTATTATTTTTTTCTCAACTGACCTTGTTTTATTACGCACATATAATATATCCATATTATCTAATAATTTACCTATAATTTCTTCATTATTACTCATTTATATTATAAATATAAATAATTTATATTTAACTTAATTATTTATATTGTTTGTGTTATGTTATATTGTTTGTGTTATGTTATGTATTTTGTCGCAACTACTTTGATTCATTTCGCAACAACTTTCTAACCTTCATGGTATCATAAAATACAATAGAACCCCCTCTTGAAAAGTGAACCAATTTTGCGTCTTTTGTAAGCAACAACATATCTTTTAATTCAGGGTTTTGTTTGTATTTAGCCAATTGACCATTATACATTACATCTTCATTTTTACCATTCATCATAAAGTCTTCGTCCATTTTAACATTGGATGGTCTAAACTTCTTTTTGTTTACCTTTCCTGTTTTTCCTCCTGCTCCTTTTGCAGCAATAGGGTCTGTTGAAATCTCAGACTTACTTTCCATAGTAAACAATTTGTAGTAATCCATATTGTTTTTCTTGAATTTATTGGCATGATAATAATGTTCTACACTTGCCCAAGTGTATCCATCTAATTTAAACAAAGGAACTATCTTTTTGTTTTTGTCTTTTTTTGTGTGGAAATTAGACAATTGATGTCTCCAATTCTTTATTTTCCCCAACTCAATAAATTCCTTCTCCATTTTGGGAGAGATATTTTCACCACTTCCTTTACCAGGTGCGGCATCCTTGGATTTACTATAAAACTGAAAGATAACACTATCATCAAACAATGGTTCATCGTCGTTTGTTTTTGACACAGATGGCGTCATTTCTGCTTCATTATCAGATGTTATTTCTTCGTCTACTTCATCACCTACCGATGGCATTGTAGTGGGTACACCCATGTAAGTTTGAAACTTAGGGATGTAGTTGTAAACTGTCTTACCCTGAGAACTAGCACATCGTTCTACCAAATCCTCTCTTAACTTATAAGGTAGTTCATGAAACAACATAGCACCTTTATTTTTATATTTGATTAGTTTGTAGTGGTCACCAGTATGTTCTACGACAATATAATGTTTTGGGTTGAAATATCCTTTGTCCTCTATTTCCTTAAGTGTAAAATCACCACAAGTAACTACTCTTTCTTTTAACCCCATTTTATAATACTCGCTACTCAATACAATCAACTTTATATTCATGATATACTCTATTCTTGTAATAGAAGCAGCATCTGCCCAAAATTTACAAGTATTAATCATCTTTTTTAAGTCGTCTAGGGTTTCGATATTCTCCATAAACTGAAATTCAACTAAGTTTGTTTCAGCTACTGCTTTTTCATCTTTGTATTTTTTAAAGATTGGTTTAATAGATTCAAAATCGGCCTTTATAGCCAATGCTTTGTCTCTTAATATTAACTTATTGTCTCTATCCTTTTCTTGCTTTGCCTTTGATGCTATCTTTTTATACTCTTTGGCAAGTTCACCATGTCTTTTTCTAGCTTCTATCATTTTGTCTTCTAATTCGCGTATTTCACCGCTAAACATATCATAGTTTTCTTTGTATGTTTTAAATTGTTCTTGAGTAGTAGATTCACTTAGCATTTTTCGGATTTCAGGAACAGTTATAGTGATATTGCTGTGTTTTAACCCATCGCGAATAGTAGCAAACAAACAATCCCCTCCTCCTTCATTATCCAAAATACTGTAATTGTTATTTTTGTAGAATTCTTCTATCCATGTGGTATTGGTAGTGCTCTTAAACATTTTTGCCATATCGTCATCGTCTTTTTTGGTTTCCTTTAACTCCAAATAAACAGCATCGTCTTCTTCATATACAAATGGTTGCATTTTGTCAGTGTCTTCTTCATCTTTCTCTTCATCTTCGGATTCCGACTCATCACTTGAAATGTCTTCAAATAATTCATATTTTTCCATCATTACTTGTAAATATTCTTTGGTTACAAATTCAAATAAAAGTGGTCCTTCAATGTAAGCAATATTTAAATCGTTGTCAGCATCTAGCAATGTAGTATAATCTTCAGCAAGAAATTCATAAATACCAATTTTGATTTGGACATTTTCATTTAATACCAAATATACTGGAGCAAAGTAAATATCATTGTATAGAGAGGTGTTTACTTTTCCAACGGAAACATTTACATCAATGTCCAATAAAGTAATTCTAAATATAGATACTTCTGTTTTTTTATCATGTTTTTCAACAGATTTATCTTCTTTAAATGTAACGTTTTGTATGATATTGGATACTACCATTATAATTTAAATTAATATTTTAATTAATTAATAATTTAAATTCAATTTTTAGACATTGTGGGTATTACTTTTTAATAAATTTGGAAAGGTATTCGTCGTTTTCCAACTCTTCCAAGTAAAACCATAGTGTTTTGCGATGGTCTACTATAAATTCATTTTCTGGATTTAATTCAAACTCAATAATGTCATCAATACATTCTTCTTTGTTTTTTTTACGTATAGACAATCCATAATACTTCATAATATGTATTAAATCTTTTTTAAGATAGTTTATTTCATAATCCATTTTTAAACAAAGCAAGTCATTTTCATCAAATTTATCATCTGTATCGTTTAATTCATATTCATTCTGAATAGTTTCTTTGAAATTTTCTTCTACTATCTTTTCTATTTCATCAAACCCAACACTTCTTAATTTTTCATTATTACCGTCTATGATATTATAGTTCATATTAAATAAAAATATTAGATGTGTTTAATATTTTTATTTTATTAGTTAATCAAGATATTCGTCTACAAAATCACAACACTTAAATACTGTTTTTTGCGTTAAACCAGGAAAACTACGAGCATTCATATTGGATATAGTTTCTATTTTATCATTTAACTTTAACTCACATAAAGTTCCATTGTCGTATGTTGCGAAAATCAATATATTGTTGACTACTTCATCTAATTCATGTGTTTTCGATTTATCGTTTAAATACAAATCAAACATATCCATTAAATTAACAACAATTGTTTTTATAACACTGTAATCTATAAGTCCTTCTATCATAATAAATGTTAAAAACTTACTAAATGCTTTTCTGTTTTCGTTTATTTTGTTACAAACACAGAAATCATTGTAATTTTCTTCAGGGTCAACATATTTAATTTCTTTAAACAATTCAGTGTATGTATCAATATCGACTTGATACACTTCGCTTAAATTGTATTTGACAGATAAGTCTTTGTATAATTTGGCATAAATTTCAGACCAGAAAAAGTTTGTTTTACCAATGTCAAAGATGCATGTTACTACTTCTTTCAACATCTTTTTATCTTCTACGTCGTTATTGATTAAATCAATAATTTCAGTTTTAATAATATCATAACTGTCTTTAGTTAGTTTATTTAAATTACTTCGTATTTTATCAATGATAATGTTTGTATCGTCTAGTTTTTTTTCCAACTTTGTTACTTTAAAGTTTCTAAGTTCATTCCAATTTGTCAATTCGTTTTTCTTACCATGTTTGCTGTACTTCTTTTTAAAAATAGGTGTTTTTTGATAATTAGGTGCCCCAACACGCTTTGCTAAGTTATTAATTAATTGAATAGTGTTTTCGTTTATTTCTTCTAAGTTTCCATTGTCTTCTATTTTATGATAAAAACTTAAATTGTAACGATTTATAGATTGACTTTGAGATTCTGGTTTAGATTGAGAGGTTTGTAGCATTAATATATGTTTTCTGTTATATTTAATATATTTTCACATATAATAATTTGTTTGTTTGTTTTGTTGTTTGTTTGTTTGTGTCACTATAATTAAACAATTAACTCTTTACTTAAATAAACTTAAAAACATAATTTAAATAATAGTATCAATGATGACTGAAACTGAACCAACACTTAAAAATAATAATAAGTTGTATGAAATTACGGGATGGGAAGATGAAAATCTTGCTTTAAAAGCAAAACTAATTCGTGGTATTTACTCAATGGGTTTTGAAATACCAAGTAGTATACAAAAAAAGGCACTGTATCCAATGATACATAATATTAATAATAATCGCCATAGAGATATTATTGCTCAGGCACAATCGGGGACTGGAAAAACGGGTGCTTTTTCAGTGGGAACACTACAACTAATTGACGAAACGGTTGATGAAACACAGGCACTAATCATAGCACCAACACATGAACTTGCCGACCAAACAGCAAAGGTAATTAAACAATTGGGACATTACTTAAAAATTCGCTCACTTTTATTGGTAGGAGGAACATCGGTGGATAAAAACAAAGCGGATTTAAACGAAATTATGCCTCATGTAGTAGTGGGAACACCTGGAAGAATTCATGATATGATACGACGGCGTTATCTTAAGGTAGATAAAATGAAGTTGCTTGTTATTGACGAGGCAGATGAAATGTTGTCGTCTGGTTTTAAAGACCAAATGTATAATATTTTTCAACACCTTCATAATGATATTCAAGTTGCGTTGTTTAGTGCTACTTATTCTCAAGAATTAGAAGAGTTGTCTAAAAGTTTTATGCAGAATCCAACACAAATTCGTGTAAAAGCAGAAGAACTAACATTACAAGGAATTGCTCAATACTATATTAATTTGATGGATGATGTTCAGAAATACGAAACTATTAAAGACATATTTGAGAGTCTTACTATATCACAGGCTATTATTTACTGTAATAGCACACATCGTGTAGATGATTTAACGGAGGCAATGAAAACCGACAACTTTCCTGTGGAAAAAATACATGGAAAGATGACGGAACAAGAACGAAAAGACAATTATGTTAAATTTAAAAAGGGTGCTTGTAGGGTATTGATTACTTCAGACTTGTTTGCTAGAGGTATTGATGTTCAACAAGTAAGTATTGTTATTAATTTTGATATTCCAAAGAACGAACATACTTATTTACACCGTATTGGTAGGTCTGGTCGTTGGGGTAGGAAGGGTATTGCAATTAATTTTCAAACCAAACAAGACAGCACTAAACTAAAACGCTTTTCAGATTACTATCATACAGAGATTATTGAGATGCCTGCTAATTTCACAGAACATTTAAAATCAACTTAAACAAATATATACATACGCGCAAACATACTTTACTTGCGTTTTATCCCCATCATATTTATAATTAGTAATTATAAATATTATGTTAGACAATCTATTTGATATAAACATAGACCAAGACACACCTCTCAAAGAGACAACCAATAACAACGATAATACAAACAATGACACATACCATATGATGTTAAATCAAATATTTAAACAACCAATTGATTACTGTAAAAAAACACATACCATAGAAAAGCACATACAAAGTGATTTGGAGTTGATAGAAAGCGAAAGTAAAGAAAGCGATAGTGTATACAATAATTTGGTTGATATTGAAACAGATGTAGGAAAAGAGATTTTACCTAATTTTGCAAGTAAATTTTCCACCAATACAAAATATTTAAAAGAAACACAAAAACTATTGAAACATTCCAAAGATATGTTGTTTGATAAACACGTCATTAATAATATGACTGATTTTTGGTTAAAAATCAAATCAAACAAGAATTTTGTAGAAACGTATCAGTATTTGGAGTTTGAAAGGTTTAGTTATTTAAATTACTCCACTATATTTTTAACATGGCTTACTATTTTAAATTTGTTGTCTCCTTTGTTACAGGTATTGACACCCGTATTACTTCTTATTTTACCATTTCTATTGATGAGAACCGTGAGCAGCAATGAAAATATCAACTTTTCCAATTATTTTGAGGGATTAAAATACGTATTAAGTAATAATTCATTGGGTAAAATGATAATAAACTTTAATAGTGGAACCATACAACAAAAGTTTCAATGTATAATGTTTGTATCTATGTATTTTTACAATTTATATCAAAATTTCATTTCTTGTTACAAATTTTACAAGTCTCAGTTTGAAATACAGCAAAATTTATACTTAACCAAGGAATATTTAAATTACACCATACAATCGTATGACTATTTTGCAAACAAAATTAAATATTGTAAATTAAAGGAGTATGGTTATAAAGGCGACGGGCGATTTATGCAGACATTAAACAAATACAAGGAAAAAACCGTAGATTTGTATCGCAAGTTTGATTTTGTAAGTGAACGTATGAATTATGGGTATTGCTCCAAACCGGGAAGGATAATGAAGACGTTTTATGAACTTTACGACTCAACCGAAGTAGACGATGTAATGACTTATTCTTTAGGATTTCATGGATATTTTGATGTGTTGAAATCATTGGTAAGCAAAATCAAAGACAAAACCATAAACAAAATAAAATACACACGGGAAAACAAATGCAAATTTAACGCCATTTATCACCCTTGTATTAAAACTGCTCCTATAAAAAATGATATTGATTTTGCGAAAAACAAAATTATAACAGGTCCTAATGCTGCTGGAAAAACAACCATATTAAAATCAGTTATTGTTAATATATTGTTAAGTCAACGTATAGGATATGGATATTTTGATAGTGGTGAAATCAATCCATACAAATATTTTCACTGTTACATAAATATACCAGATAATTGTAGTAGAGACAGTTTGTTTCAATCTGAGGTAAGAAGATGTAAGTCTATATTGGATACTATAAAAAACAATCCAAAAGATAGGCATTTTTGCGTATTTGATGAATTGTATTCTGGAACCAATCCATATGAAGCTATTTCAAGTGCTACCTCTTATTTAAAATACATTAATAAATACGACAATGTGTCTTTTATTTTAACGACGCATTTCATGAAGATATGTAGATTATTGAAAAGTGAAACTAAAATAGAAAATTGTCACATGAAAACCACGCAACATAATGACAACTTAACTTATTTTTACAAAATGATTTTAGGAATATCCAAAATACGGGGAGGTATTTCCGTATTAAAACAATTAAACTACCCTGATACAATTGTGATTGCTGCTAAGCAGATATTAAATACGATTTGATTCGTTAAAATTTATGATTAAATATGTGTATTGATATTAAAATATGTTTAGCAAAGGATTTATTTTATCAGTTGGATTATCATTATGTTCCACTATATTGATTTATTTATACGTAAAATCAAGGATTAACAATCTAGAAAACAAAGTAAACTCATTGATACAAATTATTCAAACACACGACCAAATGTCTCATGGTAGTCAACAAATGCAAATGGGTGCGGGACAGTGTAACTATGAAAAAATCGTAGTGTCAGACGATGAAGATGACGAAAGTAGCGATGAAGAAAGTAGCGATGAAGAAGAAGAGGAAGAAGTTCAGGGCACTGATAATGTAGTAGTTGAAGAGACTGTTACACACGATGATTTAATCGGAGAAAGAAAAGGGGGAGAAGATGAAGGAGAAGAAGAAATTATGGATGACAAAGTTACCAGTTCTGTTATGGATTTAACTTCAAGTCACATGCTTCATGATATGGAGGAACATGTTGTTTCACCAGATGCTGATGGGTTGGATGATATGGATGATTTAGACGATGATTTAGACGAAGAAGAAGATGACGAAGAAGATGACGAAGAAGATGACGAAGAAGATGACGAAGAAAAAGTTGATTATAGCAATATGGGTAAGGTGGAATTGCGACTATTGTGTGAAGCTAAGGGTCTTAACGTAAAAGGTAAAAAGAAGCACGAACTTCTAGAAATATTGGGACAATAAACTAAGATACATATAATAAATTAAATTAAATATTATAATATTGTTAATAAAAATATCATAATATAATATATTAATAATGAGTTGGAGCACATGTTATAAGGGTTCAAATAATATTTATTCTGATTTTCCTGCTATGATGAGTGATGGTCGTGTTCATACCGAACATGAGACTGCTTGTGATATTAACAATGAATTGCAGAAAAGTGTAGGAATTAAAAATAACTACGATTACAGACAATATTTAATCAATAATGGTTTGGATATTATGTCTCAAAATATGGAATCATCTCAGGGATGTTCTAATGTTAAGCATTTTTCAGATGTTGTCGCACATGGTAAATATTTGTTTAAAAGTTTTACAGATACGACTACTCCTTTTGGATATGAAAAATCCGACCTTAAAAATTTGTATTTGTCCAGAAAACAATTGGAAAGCAAAATGACTGCTCCATTTGTTACACAAGAAGAGTTATTAAAACAACGTGCTGGTAAATAAATTTAGGCAATTAAATAATTAATTAGTATTATTATGATTTTAAAACAATAGATTATAATAATAAATAATAAATAATACTACTTAATACAATGAAGTTTATAAGTATTGATGTTGGTATGAAAAATTTAGCATATTGTTTAATGGAAGTTAATACAGAAGTTCCTTATTCAACCAATAAAATTAATTATACGGTATTGGATTGGAATGTTATTAATTTAACCGATTCAGATAAGTATATATGTAAGTGTTTAACAAAAAACAAAAAGGAGTGTAATAAAAAAGCGAAATATTTTAAAAATGCTATTTACTATTGTAAAACACATGCAAAACAAAGTAATCATAAGATACCTAATGATGAATTAAATATAAAGAAAATAGACAAGCGATTGGTGTCTGAATTAAAACAGTATGTAAAAAAATACAATATTTCAGTGGACCCTTCTATTAAAAAACACACCAAGTCCGTTTTATTGGACAGCATTAAAAAAGAGTTAATTAACAATTATTTAATGCCAGTTGTTATAAAAAAAACCAGTTCCATTAGTTTAGTAGATTATGGTATTGCTTTAAAGGAAAAGTTTACAGATATATTTAACTATGAAGAGGTAGACAAAGTAATTATTGAAAATCAAATAGGTCCATTGGCATTACGAATGAAAACTTTACAAGGTATGATTACACAACATTTCATTGAACAAGGTATTACTGATATTGAAATGATTAATGCTTCAAATAAATTAAATCAGATGATAGGGAGTGGAAAGAAAACGTGTTATAGTGAACGGAAAAAAGCAAGTATAAAATATACGTTGGGTGATTTAAACACACATACTGAAATATCATCATGGTTTGAACATTTTAACAAACACAACAAAAAAGATGATTTGGCAGATTGTTATTTACAAGGTAAGTGGTTTATTTCTAATTTGAAACCATCTTCTATTACTATCGAATAATTATTTATAATGAATATTTTAAATAATAATTAAATGATTAATTAAATAATTGAATGATTAATTAAATAAATAATTAAATAATAGTGCGGATTACTTAAAATTAAAAGTTCTATTTAAAACATAAGTATGAGTATTGAACTGAAATTATCAGAAGAAGTTATGCCTGGTCCAACTGTTGAACCAATTGGTGATGGAGGAAAAAAATCCGTTAATTTTGGACCAGGGGCAGAAATGCTTATGAATCCTAGTAAGCAAAATAAGTCGAGTGAGCCAAAATCAGACATAAAACTGTCGGAAATTAATGATTTGGAAGATATTGATATTGGTGAAGCACCAAAACCAAGTGGTAATGTAAGTAGAGGGGATTTTTTATTGAATGCTGCTTCAAATTTATCCGATGATGCACCTATTCAATTAAATATAGAATCACCTCCAATGGATGATATTGGTGGTTCAATAGGAAGTGCCCCTTCGTTAATGGGAAATTTAGGAAAAACCCAATCCAGAGATGGTTTTAAAAGTTTTACGGATATTCCAGTTAATCCTGAAATAAAGGTTCCAGAAAGGCCAAAGTTGAGTGGAAAGGAGTTGTTAAAGGAAAAGTTTAGTTATTTGCGAAAGTTGGAAGCAATGGAGAAAAAGGGTATTACATTGAGTAAAAAGTATTCTATGGAAAGTAGTTTAGATGAAATGAAGGGAGAATATGAGATGATTAAGTCGGAGCGAGAAAAAGACAATAGTAAAAAGTTTCAAGCAAAGATGCTTATGGCATTTGTATCTGGTATTGAGTTTTTAAACAACAAGTTTGACCCATTTGATTTAAAGTTGGATGGTTGGTCTGAAGCAGTCAATGAAAATATGGACGAATACGATGAAGTGTTTGGTGAATTGCATCAAAAGTATGGTGGTAAAACAAAGGTTGCACCAGAATTGAAATTGTTGTTTATGTTGGGAGGAAGTGGATTGATGCTTCATATGACAAATACGATGTTTAAGTCATCTATGCCAGGAATGGATGATATTATGAGACAAAATCCAGAATTGATGCAACAATTTACACAGGCAGCAGTAAATACCATGGGAGAAAGTAATCCTGGATTTGGAAACTTTATGTCTGATTTTGCTAGAGGAGGAAACAATAGTAGTATGCCTCCTCCACCGGTAATGGCACCTCGTGGTTCTCCACCCGGTCCTACTCAAGAAATGAAGCGTAACCCTCCTAGGCAAAACAAAAAAGTAAGTATTTCTAGACCAGATATTGATGTTGCCAGAGGAGGAAATCCAGACTTTAATGATGCTGAGAACATGGATTCTAGTTTTGGTAGTGCCCGTGCGGAAATGAAAGGACCAGGTGATTTAAGAGATATTCTTGCTGGATTAAAGACAAAGACCATTAATATCAATGAAGATAAAAAGGAAGGAAGTACGATTAGTTTACAAGAGTTGGAGGAAATCCAATCCACTGATTTGTCTTCAAAGAAAAACAAGATGGTAAAAAGCAAGCGTAAAAAGTCAAACCGCAATGTAGTTAATTTGGGTATTTAAATTAATAATCAATACACAAACAATACATTACATTACATTACATTACAAAATATAATTATAAATATAAATATATTTTATACAATATAAAACATACAAACATACAAACAAACAAATGGTTTTAGGATTTTTATTATATGAAGCGGTAGATGTTGCT